ATATTGCACCAAATGGTCCAACATCAGGACCACTACCTTTAATGCCCTTACCATGATGGAGTTGAGATGACTACGATATATGAAAGACTGAATATTACCTTTACAAACTTCGGAGAAGCGTCAAACCTTTCTCCTGGTGCAGCAAATTCACTGACTTTTATTGCCGAGAATACTCCACCACTATCTGATTGGCAAAAATCAGACTTGGCCAATGGAAATATACAAAAAACAAATTATTTCCAGAATCCTATGGCCAATAATGTTGCAACAATTACTGCAAACACAACAATCATCATAAATTCAGGCAACTTAGTCGGTGACACCGAAATGGTAAGCATCGGTCAAGCATTGAATGCTGAACTACAACTTTACAAAAAACACACAGATAATATTTCCGGTGTTACAATTGTAAACAGTGCGAACGTGCCAGCTTATGATACTGCATCTTCAGTGGGTCAACAAATTATGATGATTTTGGCTAAAACGGATGGTATGGTTTCGGTACAAAACACCGCACCAATCTTGGGTGCATTCACAAGTCTGTTTATTCGTGATGAGATGAAAGCCAATAATGATAAAATTGCGTATTATGCAAATATCTACTTTTCCAATACGCAACCTTATGGTGAAGGTTATACCAACCTACTTCCACCAGAAGAAATCGCAAACATTAAGAGTTACCTACAAAACACAACATCCCAATTGTATACAAGAAGAACAGAAGATGTCGCTTTCTATCTGAATGCGGCTCAAGTCATGCAGGATTATGGCTATTTGCAACAATTTTCGAACGCAGGTGGTACAAATACTTATTTAATGAAAAATGTGGTGGGTACGCCAAGACTTGCAAACAATTTAAGTTCAAATACATGATTTTCCAAAAATTCGAATTTTTATGTTCCGGCCCGAGAATTTTTTCCACGCAAGCTCAAAATCCAAAATAGCGTTTTACTCCTAGAGATAAATAAAAGATGGCAACTTTAAATAAAATATACTCAGACATAGATTTTACCTTCACCAAGAAACCGGTGTTAGGTGATATTGCTTTGAGTTATGATAATCAAGCGGTCATTCGATCTATACGAAACTTATTGTCGACCAAATTTTATGAGAGGCCTTTTAATCCGAGTTTAGGTTCCAATATAGATTCTTTACTATTTGAACCTATTTCTCCGATGACGACAAGTGCAATTGAACAAAACATAAAACAGACAATCGAAAATTATGAGCCTAGAGCCATATTGAAAAGTGTGGTTGCAGAGCCTGATGAAGAAAACAATGCATATAATGTAACAATTACTTTCTTCCTACAAAATGCGACACAACCAACAACAGTAACACTTTTTTTAGAGAGAAATAGATAAAATGGCAGGTGCAAATTCTAATATCCAAATGACAGATTTGGATTTCAATAACATTAAGAATAACCTAAAAACATTTTTACAGTCACAGGATATTCTGAAAGACTACAATTACGAAGGTTCTGCACTTTCGACTTTATTGGATATTCTTGCTTATAACACGCAATATAATGCATACTATCTCAATATGGTTGCAAATGAAATGTTTTTGGACACGGCATTACAAAGAGATTCTGTAGTTTCACTTGCAAAATTATTGAATTATGTTCCAAAATCTGCAACAGCACCACAGGCAACAGTAAATTTTAGAGTTAATCAAGTTTCTGATTCTACTTTGTCTTTACCCAAGTTCACACCATTTTTATCGGAAGCTATTGATGGAGTAAATTATAACTTTGTTGCGGCCGACACATATACAACATCGGTTTCTGCAAATACGGCTGTATTTAATAATGTGATACTGAAACAAGGAATTCGATCTTCAGTATCATATGTCGTCAATTCAGTACAAAATCCAAAATATATTTTTCAAATACCAAATGAGAATGTTGACATAAGCACACTATCGGTTATTGTTGCTCAAGCATCACCTGACCCTTCATCGAATGTCTACACTCGTGCCACAAATTATCTGTCATTAGATTCAACTTCTACTGTTTACTTTTTACAAGAAGGTAAAGGTGGAAAATATGAAATATATTTTGGTGATGATGTATTGGGTAAAAAATTAGTAGATGGCCAATCTGTTTTCATGGAATATCTTGTAACACAAGGTGTCTCTGCGACTGGTGCAAATAATTTTACATTGATGGGTAATATATCCGGATATGCAAATACATCCGTACAACCTTTAGTTGCTGCCACTCAAGGCTCTGAAAAAGAATCGTTGGATTCCATTAAATTTCAAGCACCAAAGTCATATTCCGCACAGGGGCGTGCTGTCACTAAAGAAGATTATATAACGGCAATTAAACAAAATAATTTAGGTTATGCTGTGGACGCAGTGAGTGTGTGGGGCGGAGAAGAAAATGATCCTCCAGTTTTCGGGCAAGCATTTATTGCAATTAAACCTTCTGGTGGTTATTTACTGACAGACACACAAAAAGAAAGATTGATACAAGATGTTATCAAACCTATTTCTGTGGTAACTGTTGAACCCACAATTGTAGATCCTGACTATACATATATCAATGTCACATCAAATGTTTTGTATGATCCTAAGAAGACAAGTAGATCATCTCAACAGTTACAATCTTTGGTGAAAAACGCAATCTATAATTTTGGTAACACAACATTAAATAGTTTTAATTCAACTTTTGTACAGTCCGATCTGATCAATTTGATAAAAAATATAGACTATTCAATTATTGCATGTGAGATTTCAGTAGATGTACAAAAGAAGTTTTTACCAAATTTAACCACACCAACAACTTATAAGTTATATTATGGTTCTCCTTTGTCGAAAGGTATTTTCTCCAGTAGTGTTAGGAGCAATCCATCGATGCAATACAGAAATCCTGAAAATGCATCACTTGTAATTGATGGTGTGTATTTGGAAGAAGAACCTTCACCAACAGCCGGTTTATCGTCTGTTCAGATTACAAATCCTGGTTTTGGTTATCAGAGTACACCAACAGTTACAATTTATGGTGATGGTACAGGCGCAACAGCTATGGCAGTACTGAGTACAAGTGGAAGTATCAGAGAAATTAAAGTTACAAACGCAGGTTCAGGATATACCAGTGCGGTTGTTGTCGTAACGCCGGCAGCTGGTGACACCACAGGACAACTATGTTCTGCTGTGGCTGTTTTAGAAGGTCAGTTTGGAAATCTAAGACTATATTATAACAATGTGAATACCGGAAAATCTTTCATCACCAAAAATGCTGGCACAATTGATTATGTGAATGGTGTAATTACATTGGATTCTTTTAATCCATTATCAATAAATGATCCTTTGGGTCAATTGACTGTAACCGCAAAACCAACCACATCAATTATTTCGTCTACATATAATCGCATAATTACAATAGATCAATTCGATCCAACATCTGTAGTCGTTAATATTTCTGCCAAGTCATGATTGATAATTTTCAAAAAAATTCCATATTAATACCTGAACAACTTCCCGAATTTATTCGGGATAATCCAGAGTATTCCAATTTCGTATTGTTTATAAAAGCATATTATGAATGGATGGAACAAAATGGTCAGGTAACTGAACGCACCAGAAATCTTTTAAATTATCGTGACATAGACAAGACTACATCAGAATTTATTGATTACTATATCAATGACTTTTTGCCATATTTTCCAAAAGATATATTGGTAGATGAAGACAAAGCTGTCAAGTTAGCCCGACAACTGTATCAGTCAAAAGGAACACCCGCATCTTACGCTTTTTTGTTTAAAGTTTTATATAATTCTGATTTTGATATTTTTTACAATAAAGAAGCAGTTCTGAAACCATCCGATGGTGTTTGGTATATTGCAAAAAGTCTTAGACTAGGTACAACAGACGATAATTTCACCAAAGTAGATAATCTCAGACTTTTTGGTGAATCGTCCAAGTCAATTGCAACCATAGAAAACTCTATACAAGCAAAAGACAAAACAGAAGTTTTCATTTCTAACATTCAAAGATTGTTTGAGTCTGGTGAATTTGTCAGAGTAGTTGACAATCAAAACAGAGATGTTTTATTCAATGGTCAACCACTTAGAGCCAAAATTTTAGGTCAATTAAGTCAGATACTGGTTGATCCTAAGAAAAGAGGTCTGTTATATCAAGTTGGCGATCCAGTTGTTGTATTTGGTGGATTGAATTCAAATACTGGTATCGGTGCTATTGCTGAAGTTTCAGAAACAACAACAGGTTCCGTTAAAAGTGTTTCTGTTTTAGAAGGCGGGCAAGGTTATGTTTCACTAACCAGCACACCAACAGTTCCACCAAATACACAAATAGTTTTCGAAAATCTAAACAGTGGTGCAGCTTCACCGGTTGCAGTTGTTGCTTCTGTTGATCCAGATCAGGCATCAAATGTAGCTTTAGTTGCAACAGATTCGATTGAATTAAAAGCAGGAATACCAATAGGCAATGCATACTACAATTTTGCGGCAAATTTAAATGCAAATGTAAGTTGTACACTAGCTAATGCACTTTCTTTCATAACATATTCTACGGGCCCAATAACATCTGTTATTGTAACCAATTCTGGTGGTGGTATTTCAACCATACCTGATGTTGTTGCAAGATCAATGTACCCCAATGACATTTTAGGTGGATCGAATCTGAAGAACTTGGGCATCTTAGGGCCAATTAAAATTTTAAATGGTGGCCGAGGATATCAAAACAATGATACAATTGTGTTTACTGGTGGCACAGGATATGGTGCATACGCAAAAGTAAATGGCGTAAATGCAACTGGATACATACAGTCCGTTGGTTATTATACTGTAGCAAACAGTTATTCACTTGGCGGTATGGGTTATCGTACCGAATATTTACCAGCATTATCTGTTTCTTCAGCCAATGCAAATGCAACTGGCGCATTACTGGTTGTATCAGGAATATTAGGTGATGGCGCTGAATTTGGTGTTGTTGTCGACCGAGCAGGTTCTGTAACAAGAATTAAGATGACTGAATTTGGTGAAGATTACATTGCAACACCAAATGTTTCTCTGAGAGTACAAGACATTGTTGTTTCAAATGTTTCATTGTCAAACTTACCTGACAGAAATTCTATAGTCTACCAAGGTTCAAATGTTGCAACTTCTGCTTACATTTCTCGTTACGATTCGGTATCTCTACTTGCACCAGATGCGGATTCATCCAAATCATTATATCGTCTAAGAGTTTATAACTATAATTCTTCTCCCAACACACAACTCAATTTATCAGTTCAAGACAAAAATATTAATTTTGTTATGGCAAACACGGCCTGGCTCGCACCTGGCCAGGTTTCATCAAACTATAACAGATTTGGTGTGAGAGTTTATGGTGATGGTACTGCAAGAGCGAATGCAACTTTCTTGAACGGTTTGACTTTAGGTGATGGCCAATGGTTAAATTCTCGCGGCCGTCTTTCTTCTTTCTCTAAGTTACAAAACGAAGATTACAACAATTACACATATCAAGTAACAGTAGAAAAAGAAATTACCAAATACAGAGAAGTATTGTTGGAGTTATTACATCCTATCGGTATGAAATTGATAGGTCGTTACAGTAATAGAGACCAAAAAGATTATGATTTTCATCCACAAACAGCTTTAAAATTTGGAAGAAATTTATTCTCTTACACAGGAACAGCCGCTTCTGCGGTGCAAGTTTACGCTGATTGGACCAATAAGAGCAATAACATATTGAATTTTGTTAATATGAGTGGTGCTAATGTTGCAAATGTTGTATTTGCCAACAGTACAATATCTCTGAATAGTTTAACTGGTCCAGATTTTATCGCCGAAGTTGAATCAATTGATGGTGCAAATAACATAGTTGTTATGAAAAGCAATGTTTGGTTAACTTTCCCAAATGTTGCTTATGTGAGTGCAAATGCCAACTCTAATGTAATAAATATCAGATCAGTGACAAATTCTTATAATATTGTTAATAACGGAAATTATAGCAACACAATGTATCCGATGATGGATATTGTATTCACGGGTGATAATATAAGGATAGGTAATGTAGTTAAACAAGTTCAACAACTTGATTTGGCCCGCAATAGAATTTTTGTTGCAAATAATTTCTCAACGAATGTATCGAATTCATTAATGTCCGTAAATAGAGTGTTAACAGCCGGCGGTCAGTTGTCGAGACAAGACGAAGTTATAATTTATGGTCCAGTTGGCACACAATACATACCAGAACTAATAACAGAATCGGGTGATACACTCACAACCGAAGACGGAAAAATTCTAATCTTGGGGTAAAAAATGTCCACAGTAAAAATTTCAGAACTACCTGCAATAGCACAACTAAATTCAAATACATCAAACACCTTGATTGTTGGCGTGGATATTCCTACAGGAGTAACCGGTAAAATTACTGCAACAGTTCTTGCACAAAGTTTATATTCAAACAATGTATTGAATGTTGGAAATAATAATATAACTTTTCCTGGTATTATAGGTCAATTTGTTAGTAACAATGAATCTTATCTACAAGTCAATTTACAGAATTTAAAACCCAACGGCTCTTCTGACTATGTTGCAACAGCTGACATTGGTACAGACTCTGTAAATTACATTGACATGGGTATTGCGGGATCAACAGATAATGATGTTAATTATCCCGTCATTAAACCAATGGATGGTTATGTGTATGTGCAAGGAAATACCGCAACAACAACTGGTGGTAATCTATTATTTGGCACAATAACCACACACAGAGACATTTCGTTCTTTCAAGGTGGTGCAGAAGCAAATAATGTTGTAGCCAAATTCGTATATAATTCTGGTCTACATCTGCTGCAGAAGCCAATAACATTTGCCGATGGTACAACACAAAATACTTCTTTTGATGCGGCAGCTACGGCGGCCAATACACCAAGCCATGTAGCTAATTCGGCTGCTTTGTATGCTAATGGAGCATTCCTACAAGCCAATACACCAAGCCATGTAGCGAATTCAGCTAGTTCTTATGCAAATGGCGCATTCGTTCAAGCCAATTCCGCATTCAATAAAGCTAACAATGCTTTAGCAAATACTTCAGGAACATTTGGTGGTGATCTAACTGTTTCCGGAAATGTTACTGTTCTTGGTACCACAAGTTCAACTGGTCCTATCACAACAGGCAATCTAATTGTTAATGGCACCAGTAGTTTCACTGGTAATGTGACGATGAATGCAACAACATATTTAACTGGAGCTGTGACTGTTAACAGCACCATGTTGTTGGCCAATAGCAACTTCAGTGCGACAGCCGCTGCACTGACAATTTCGGCTTCACCTACTGTTTCAACACCATCAAACGATGGTTACATGATTCACATTTCGGGCAAAAACGGTGTGCCATCCAGAATCGTTGCAGATTCATATGGTGCAAATTCTTACATTGTATTTGCTGGTCGTGCTGCAAGAGGTAATGTAAGTCATCCAACTGCATTACAAGCAAACGATGTAATTGCTCGTTTTTCGGGTAATGGTTATGGTACAACAGGATATGCACCATTAGGAACAGGTCGCATCGATTTTGTTGCAGCAGAAAACTATACCGATGCAGCCAGAGGTTCTAGAATTGAATTCTGGAATATGCCAATTGGTTCGAACACATTAAACAAAATTGCATCTTTTAATGGTGATAGTGTTGATTTTACTGGTGCTATTAAACCGGAAAAAGGACTCATATATTCTTCAAATGTACAGTCAACACTGACAACATTTGCATTAGATTTTAATCGTGACAGTCTTATTAAATTTAATGTGACAGCCGATGCATCGATTACGCTTTCAAATTATGTATATGGTAAAGTTGTGGAAGTTTGGATTACCAATTCTGCTGCACAAAACAAAACAATTACACATGGATGTTTGGCAAATAACTCAACATCGAAACAGACAACATTCACCATTTTAGCTAGCTCATGTGCTTATCTCAGATATTTTAGTATTAATGGTGACCAGGCAAATACATTCGTTTCGATTACAGCGTAATAAATAAAATACTATGGCAAAAAAATCATTACTCACACATTACGCAAAGACTTCTTCAGCGCAAGAATCTTATTATTATCCTTCAGCTGTATTACCCTATGCAGCCGATAGTCCTTTAGCTACATTTTATTGTTTCTTAGCCAGAACTGTTCCATGGGAAGATGACGATAATCCTCCCAATCCTTTGCAAACACAAAAATATATCAAAGAAACTTTCAAAAATATATTTGTCGCGAAAAGAATTTACTCAGGTGATATTTCTCCCGTGATAGAGAGAGTGGATTGGAAAACAAATGTCATTTATAATTACTATCGAGATGATGTGGATATGCTTGAAGTGGATTCCAATGGTTATTTGGTCAGACAATTTTATGTGAAGAACAAATACGACCAAGTTTTTAAATGCTTATGGAATAATAATGATAGCCCTTCAACCGAAGAACCTTATTTTGAACCCGGCACATATAGCACAAACAACATTTATCAGGGAAACGATAACTATAAGTGGAAATATATTTACAGCATCGACACCGGCGCAAAAGTAAAATTTATGGATAGTGCATGGATGCCGGTTCCAGTTAGCTTGAGAGCGCCAAATCCACTACTATCATCAGCAGGCAGAGGAAGCATTGATGTAATCAACATCACAAATGGTGGACAAGGATATGATTTAACGAATTCCGTCATTCAAATTGCCATCTCCGGAGATGGAAATGGTGCAACAGCAACCGTCACAACAAATGAAGTGGCCAATGGTGTAATTTCCGATATTGTTGTTGAAAATCCTGGATCAAATTACACATATGCCAATGTCACCATCACCGGTGTGGCAGCAAACGGTTCAACAGTAGGTTCTGGAGCCACTGCAATATGTCCTACTTCACCTGTCGGTGGCCATGGTTTCGATCCTATTTCAGAATTAGGTTGTAACCATGTCATGTATACAGTAGAGTTCAACAAAAGTGAGAGTAATATAATACCAACCGACAATAACTATTATCAAATTGGCATGTTGGTGAATCCTGTGACAAAACAAAATCCATTGGTTCCGGCTAATGGCGCAATTTACAAAACTTCAACCGATTTATTGGTCGCGCCAGGTTTTGGTAGTTATTCCGAAGATGAATATGTGTATCAGGTTCCAAATCCAGGAGATCCACTTTCGGACGCAACATTTATTGGCACTGTTTTGAGTTTTAATACATCAACCAATGTGGTAAGACTAATAAATATAACAGGAACCGCAAACACAAACGCACCACTATTTGGTAATTCATCGGGAACAGCAAGAACCGTATTATCAATTGACTATCCTTTATTTGAACTTTGCTCTGGTTATATGCTGTATCTGGAAAACAGAAGTGGTGTTGAAAGAAGCGCAGACGGTATAGAACAATATAAGATTGTACTAGGTTACTAAAGGAATAAAATGCTGAACTTTAATGTATCTCCATACTACGATGATTTTGATGAAACAAAAAACTTTCATCGTGTTTTATTTAAACCAGGTAATGCTGTACAGGCTCGAGAACTTACTCAATCTCAGACCATCTTACAGAATCAGGTCACCAAGTTTGCAAATCATGTATTCTCGGAAAATACTCCAGTTTCTGGTGGAAAAATGTCCATCAACTTTAAATGTTATTATGTTAAATTGCAAGAAACATATAATGGAGTTGCAATAGATGTTAATGAATTCGAAAACCTTTTAGTTAAAAGCCAAAACGGAACCGTATTGGCTAAAGTTGTTGCAGTTGCACAAGCAACTGGTGGCGATCCACCAACATTAATACTATCTTATCTGAGTGCGCCTAGATTTACAGACAATGATGTAATTTATGTCATAGGTTCAAATCTGGCATGCCAAGCAATAACATCAAATTCTACAGGTCAATCTTGTACCGCACATATTACTCAAGGTGTATTTTATGTATTGGGAAATTTTGTTTCGAATCCAGAAGATACAGTAATACTTTCCAAATATAGTATCACACCATCCGTTCGTGTTGGTTTGGAAATCAATGAAACAATTGTCGATTATGTTGATGAACCTTCATTATTAGATCCTGCCGTAGGTGCCACAAACTATCAAGCACCTGGTGCTGATCGTTATAAGATAGGATTGTCCTTACAAACCAGACCTTTGTCTTTCGGCGATGATCAAAACTTCATTGAATTGATGCGTGTCGAAAATGGCATCATTGCAAAACAAATCGAAAACACATCCTATTCAAGATTGGATGACTACTTTGCACAGAGAACTTATGAAACGAATGGCGACTTTGTTCTCAGAAATTTCAACTTAACACCACAAGCAAATACATCCAACACCGATATTTACAATATGGTTGTCGGCCGTGGTGTGGCTTATGTTCATGGTTATAGACTTGAGAATCAATCGTCATTAGTCATCAAATCCAATCGTGCAAGAACAACAAAATCGGAACAAAATAATCCAGTTTATATGGATTATGGAAATTACCTGTACATAAATTCTTTAAGAGGTGCAAATAATTCCGTATTGGATGTTGCTGCATATCAGCCGATTGATTTGCATTGTGTACCTGTTGCAAGCATTAATACATCAAATACATCAACTTATAATGCAACGGTTGTTTCGAGTGGTTATATTAGAAATCTGGAGTATGATGATTTTGGCTCGGCTTCTGATGCCAACACATATGTTTATAAAGCATTTGTTTATGATTTACAAAATGGAACACCAACAGCAAACGCGGTTGCCGGAAGTTCAAATACAATCACATTACCTGGAACATATTCAACTGTATCGAATGCATATTACGGCGTAACTATTTCCATCACCAATGGAACAAGTGCTGGTGATTTCAGAAGAATCGTTTCTTATAACGGTACAACAAGAGTTGCCACAGTTGATACACCTTGGACATATACACCTACAACAAACTCTGTGTTTGCTTTGAATTTTGCTATCAAAGATGCTGAAACAATGGTGTCTTCAAATTCAACATTACACATACTTTCTACTGCGGTGTTGGATGCACAAGGTCGTGTAAACAATACAGCAACTGGTGATCCAGAACTACAGAATCCAAATGTACAAGAGATGTTGTTCCGTATCGGTATGCCATATGTTGCGACCTTGACAGATACATCTTTCACAACTAGACAAATATTCCGAGCTGTAACATTCACTTCTTCTGGCGGCAATTTAGTTGCACAATTACCTTTTGGTGGTGATTATAGTAATGTTATGAAACACATAGGAACTCCAAGTTCCACTTTATCAACTAGTACAGTTCGCGAAAACTTCATCGTCATTGTTACGAATAAAGGTTCAAGTAATTATAATGTTGGTGACTTATTGCCATGGACAATTAACAGTAGAACAGTTTCTTTAAATAGTGATGCTTCTATAGCAACACTTACTGGTACCTCAGCTGATTTAGGTGGCACATTCACAGCAACAGTAATTGCCAAAGCTGCTGTAACAAATGGTAATAACACCGGTCACATACTAAAGAGAAAAAATTTAATCAAGGCAAATACATCTGCGGTAATAACATCAAATACTGCCGTAGGAAGCAGCACATATACATTTGTTGATGATGCAGCTCTAACATCTAAAGGCCAAGTTTATATTCAAAATGCTGGTATAGTGTCCGCCGGACAAAAACAGAGTTTATATCTAAGTGACGTTAAGAGAATTGTTAAAATTGTCGACACACTAAATTCTGCAAATGTTCCTACTGTCGATATGCTGACGAATCCAGCATATGATGTTACTTCTAATTTTATTTTCAATAACGGTCAAAAAGATAGTTATTATGACCATGCATCAATTACATTAAGAGTTGGTGCACCAAAAGTTAGAGGCAATATGTTGGTATTGTGTGATTATTATCAACATACTGGTGGCGATGGTTATTTCAGTGTAGATTCATACTTGAATTCTTCTTTGCCAGAAGATTATAGAGAAATTGGAAGTTACACCAGTTCTTCAGGCAATTCTTATTCTCTAAGAGATGTTTTGGACTTCAGACCCACAAGACAAAATGCGACCTATAATTTTGAATTCAGATATTCAAATTCAGGTGATACACAGAGATATGGAACGTTATTGCCATTAGATTTATCTCAATTTACAGGAGATTATTCTTATTATCTTGGTAGAAAAGATAAACTCGTATTGACAAAAGACAAATTATTCCAGATTTTGGAAGGTGCACCTTCGGTAAGTCCTATTTTCCCAACAGAACCAAATGGTTCATTATTGTTGGCTAATATCGTACACAATCCTTATACTGGTTATTTACCAACTGAAGTGGTTTCGGGTAGTTCTTCAGACTTAAAAATAACAAAGGTGAAACACAAACGATATACAATGAAGGATATAGGAGTCCTTGAAAAGAGAATTGAAAATTTACAATACTATACTTCATTGAATCTAGCTGAACAGAAAGCACAGAGTCTACAAGTTTCAGACTCTTTGGGACTAAATCGTTTTAAAAACGGCATCTTAGTGGATAATTTCAGCACATTTTTGGCCTCAGATACATTGAGTTCAGATTTCAAATGTAATATCAATACGAACAAGCAGCAATTGTCTGCTATGCAATATGTAAAACGTTTTCCACTTCTAGCTCTAGATGAAGTTCTAACATATAATACTTTTGGTGGCGTAACAGAATATACAGCAGATCAATATGGTTTATATAATATTTTTTCATTACCATATACAACAGAAAGAGCTGCTGGACAAGTTATTGCTAGTAGACCATTTAATCTGAATTCTTTCAGTATAGTTAATCGAACAATTACAATAGCAGCATCACCCGCAAATATAAATCCTGTTGGTGGAGGTGTTCGTGTTGATGTACCAACACCTCGTGTTCCAGTTGTCGCAACTCAACCAAAAGCAAATGCAACTTCTAATGTGGTAGTGGCTGCATCCGCAAATGAAAATGTATTTTTCACTCCAAACCCAATTGAAGTAAATAAAGCATTAACAATCATTGTAAGAAATGCACAACCAGGTTCGAATGTTAGATATAAGATTTCGTCTTCTTCATCATACGGCAGCTGGATTCCTTTAAATCAACTTGATGGGCCAGGAACACATAGACAAGTATTACCAACCGACACGTTCAGAGATCCTGGAATTTATACATTTGATTTTGAATTCGCTTCCGGTAATACCAGACAAGCCAGTGTCACTGTTAATGCCGCAGGAATAGTGTGGACGGGAGGCGGAGTTGACTTGACCTCAACAGCTGTTGTTGCAGGAACGGTCAACTTAATTGATTGGAGAGGATTGACGGTAGGGACCGGCACCACTACAACCACTACAACCACTACAACCACTACAACCACTACAACTACGGAAACGACCGAAACTGTCACAGATGGTACTGACACAGATGGTACTACCGTCGATGATCCATTTAATCCAGGTTCTGATGGTCTAG